AAACAAGCTATTGTAGAACAATACTCTACTAGACTACAGCACTCAAAGTATAAGTGGGAATGGTATTTTTCTCATCCTTCTGCACCTGGGATTGGAGTAGATAAATATTGGGGTAAAAGCGACCAGAAGAAATGGTTTATAAAATGTCCTCATTGTGGAGTAAGCCAGTTTTTATCGTTTCCAGAATCAATAGACCTAGATAAGAAGATATTTATATGTAAGAAGTGTAGGAAAGAAATAAAAGATAGAACACACGGTGAATGGAAACCAACTAAGAAAGGAGAATTTTCTGGATACTGGATTCCATTACTAATAGCTCCTTGGGTAAGTGCTGAAGAAATTGTAGGTTATTACAAAGAGAAGTCAGAGGAATATTTTTTTAACAAAGTATTGGGGTTACCTTATGTAGGTGGAGGGAACAAACTTACAAAAACCCACTTCGATAAAAACCTTACTGAAAGAAATCTAACACCAGAAAAAGACGAAAGAGTTGTAATAGGAGTTGATACTGGTAAGAAGTTACATTATGTTTGTGGAGGATTAAAAGGTCTATTCTATTATGCAGAAGCTAAAGACTATGATGAGATAGAGAACTTAATGATTAGGTGGTCTAGAGCAATAGCAGTAATAGACCAAGGTGGAGACCTTATTGGTTCAAGGAAGTTAAGGGATAAATATCCTGGGAGGGTATTTTTATGCACTTTTGGAACAGATAGAAAGACTAAAGAATTAGTAAGGTGGGGAAAGAACGATGAACAGGGTGCAGTATTGGCTGATAGAAATAGAACAATCCAAATGACAGTAGATGAGTTTGTAGATAAGAAGATACCAGTAGAAGGAACGGGGGAGGAATGGTATGACTATTGGTGCTTAGATGGAGGAACAATGATAACTACAAATAAAGGATTGCGAAAGATTAAAGATATTGAAGTGGGAGAGAAAGTTTTAACTCGTGAAGGATATAAAAAAGTTTATAAGTCTGGCGTAAGTCATCCGAATGCTGATGTAGTTGAAGTTACATTTTCTAACGGAACTAAACTTATAGCGACATCAAAGCATAAAGTGTTCGTTAAAAACAAGGGGTTTATTACCATTGACTCTTTATCGCATTGTGATATAATTGAAATATGCAACCAGAATTTATCACATATAATAGCGATAAGTATCATAGATACCCTAATTCACCACATAGGTGTCATAGGGCATATTATCGTTGTGGTAAAAAATCTCTTCATAGAGAAATTTGGAAAGATAATAAAGGAGAAATACCAAAAGATTTTATTATTCACCATAAAGACCATAACAAATTTAACAATTCAATCGAAAATCTCGAGTGTATATCAAAAGCAGAACATAATACACATCATTTTAACGAAAAATACAAAAACCCAGTGCATAGGGAAAAGATGTTGCAGTGGTTTAAAGAACAAGTTCAAACAAAGTCTAATAAAACTGGGTATCATTCATCAAAAAGAGCTAGGAGAATTGCAAGTATTAACGGAAAGAAAAACTGTGTTAATTTGCATAGCGAGAAAAATATCAAAGAGTTTACTTGTGAAGTATGCGGTAAGAAGTATAGAAAATTTAACCAAGGGACTAACAAATACTGTTCGAAAAGGTGTCGGCTTTATTCGCAAAATCATATTCAAAATAGGGTTGAAAAGGAATGTGTCGTCTGCGGTAAAAAGTTTAAGACGAATAAATACTGGGGTGCAAAAACTTGCTCAGAAAAATGTCGCCGTTATAAGCAAGGTAAAACTAAAAGAGAAAATTCCAGTTTATAATTTATCAGTTGAAGACCAACACGAATATTATGCTAATGGAGTGCTTGTTTCTAACTGCCATTGGAATAACTTAACCAGAGTGAAAGAAGAAGACCCTAAGACTGGAGAAATAAAAAGGAAGATTTGGGTAAGGTCTGGAGATGACCATTGGGCATTAGCAACAACATATTGGAGAGTTGGAATGGATAGATTTGGATTTACCAATGGAGAAATTATAAGTTCAAAGTCTATCAAAGAGAAGAAAGCACCATATATAATTAATGAATCAATGCCAGCTATCAATCCTTACGAGAGGTTTAAAAGGAGAGATGATTGGCGTAATCTATAAGGATGGAAAAAACACAAAAGTATTATGCGAAATTAGCAATAGCACAAAGAGCTATAGAAGACCTAATATTTGATAGAGTAAAAAGAGGCAAGGTAGTGCTATTCATCGACCCTACAGACAATAAGAAAGAATTTATTACAAGAATTGAAACTCTAGTGGTAGAGTAGTTGACACGATTCTATAGTATGCTAATATATAAATGTCCGAACTTAACAGGGACTCGTTTTGTTGCGAGTCTTTTATATGGGCTCGCTAGTTGCGGGCTTTTTTAATTAAAGAATCAATATGGGATTATTTAGCGGACTATTATCTCTAAATAGTAATAAACCTTCCGAAGAAAAAGAAGGTGCTTTGGATTTATTGCCAGAACTTAAGTTGTCTATGGATGACGGAGAGTTGATAAGTCTAAAGAAAGATTGGGAAAAAATATGGAATCAGGCTCAACCAAAAATACATAAAGCTAGAGAAGAAAATGAAAAGTATTGGTTAGGCAACCAGTTCAGTGATGTAGAAGGTAGTGCTGCTGATTTAGGAGGTGGAGAAGAAAGACCACTAGTAGATAACAAACTGTTTGAAGCATTAGAAACTTTTTTACCAATTGCAACAAGACAGAATCCAGACCCTATTGTTTCCAGTGATGATACAGATGAAGGCAAAGCATTAGCAGATAAAGTTAGGAAGATGCACATCTATCAAGCTGATAGACTACGATTAAAGCTAAGAGTTAAGAGGGCGGCTAGATATTGGGCTTTATATTTTCTAGGAGTAGCAAAGGTAGGTTGGAGTTTTGAACTCAACGATATTACTACTGAAATCATAAGACCTCAAAAGTTAATCTTAGACCCTACTGCAACGATTAATGATGATATGGAATATACAGGAGAGTTTATTGGATATAAAAAAATAGAGAAAGCATCTTCATTGATTTTAAAGTTTCCTAAAAGTGCTACAGATATTGAAGCAGAAGTTAAAGGACAAATGGGAACAAAGGTTAATTATGTAGAATGGTGGACTGATGATTTTGTTTTCTGGACAATGAAAGATGAGGTTCTAGGCAAAGCAAAGAACCCACATTGGAACGAGGAAGGGAAAGAACCAGTAGTTGATAAATATGGGAAGAAAACAAAGAAAACAGTTGCAGGGAATAATCACTTTATTAAAAGAAAGAAACCGTTTGTATTTCTATCTGTGTTTAACCTGGGGAAAACTCCGTTTGATGAGACATCTTTAATAAGTCAAAACCTTGCTTTGCAAGATGTTATAAATAAAAGACAACGACAGATTGATAAAAACGTAGATGGTATGAATGGTGGTTGGGTTGTTTCAGGAGAATATAGTGGGCTTACAAAAGACCAAGCTACAGAAGCAATACAAGAAGCAAGAAAAGGTGGAGGATTATATGTAGAACAAGGAGACCCTAACAGAGCAGTAGCAAGACTAACTGGTGGCTCAATTCCATCAGATGTATTCCATCAATTAGCTGATAGCCGACTAGAACTACAAAATTTGTTTGGAGTAGCTGGCTCAACAGCAGAAGGAATTAAAAGCGAAGAAACAGTAAGAGGTAAGATTATAACTAGAGCTGGAGACGCTTCAAGAATTGGTGGAGGGATTACAGAATATATAGAACAGTTCATTGACCAAATCTATAATTGGTGGACACAACTTTACTATGTTTATTACACAGAAGAAAAAACAGCTTCTATATTAGGGGAAGAAAGAGCTTCAGAGTTTATAACCTTAAAGAATACAGAACTCAATAAAGAACTTACTGTAAGTGTTAAAGAAGGCTCATTGATACCAAGAGACCCAATGATAGAAAGAAACGAGGCTGTTGACTTATATACAGCAGGGGCTATGGACTTAATAACACTATATGAGAAGTTAGATTTCCCAAATCCTAGAAGGTCTGCTGAAAGAGCATTTATGCAACAAGCCGCACCAGAACTATTATTCAAAGAGAATAGAGAAACGGAAGATGTAGGACAAGCAGTAATGAGAGTAAAGCAAGAGAATGCTATGGAGGAAGAAGCAACAAGAAGAGCCTTAGCACCAGAACCAGAAGTAGTGCCAGAAGAACCACCAGTAGAAGAAACACCAACGGTTAATCCGAATATTCCACCAGTAACTCAATAGAATGAATAAGAAGAAAATAGCTAAGAAGAAGAAGTTGCAAATTAAAGTGTTAAACAATTTTAAATAGGTGCTAATAAATGGATTCACCAACCATAAACATTAACAAATGGATACCAAAGAGATGGGCTTCACTCGTGAGGATAAGGCTGAAGATAAATTAAAGGGATTAGAAACTGTAGAAACTGACGATAAAGCCAACGCAGACTCATCATCTGAAACAAAGGATAAGCCATCACAGGAGGGCAAAAATACTCCTGATGAAGATGTACCTTTTCATCAACACCCTCGCTGGAAAGAGAGGGAGAAAGATTGGAACAACCGCTTAAAGGAACAGGAGCAAAAGTTCCAAGACAAGATAGATGATATTCAAAAAACATCTGTCCCAGAAGAAACAACTGTTCCAGAGTGGTTCTCTAAATTATATGGAGATGACATCGATGTCTATACAGGTTATCAAAAAGCACATCAGCAAGAGAAAGAAGAACTAAAGACTGAACTTAGAGAAGAGATGAATAAGACAAGCAAGAGTGAAAAAGAGGAAGTTAAAAAGGTAGAAGATTGGATTGATTCAGAGATAACTTCTATTGGAGAAGACAACGAGATAGACCTTGAGAAGAAAGACGGAAAGAATAGTTTACGCAATGAGTTCGTTGCTTTTATGCAAGACCATAAGATATTCAACGAAGACGGTAATTTAGACTTTAGGTCTGGTTGGGAGTTTTTCCAAAAAGGGAAAGATACTACCAAAAAGGGTAAAGATGATGCTAGAAAGATAATCGCAGACAACGCTGGCACTGATAATACTAGAGAACAAAACACAAGCGAAATACCATCTTGGCAAGACGTTCGCAGACAAGGTTGGTAGAAAGCATTTATTAATAAACTACAATTATGGCAAGCTTAGGACAAAGAGTTGAAACAACAACTCAATCAAAGCTTCTTCCAAAAGTTGTTGATACAATCTTAGATAGCAATGTATTTGCTACAAGAATGTTAACATCAGCTATGGCTTGGAGTGGGAGAAAAATGAAGAAAGCTATCAAATTCCAAAAGGGATTAGCTGGTAGTTCTTTTTCAGGTTTAGACACATTTAGCACATCATCTTCAGATACACGAAGAAATTTAGAGTATGACCCAAAGTTTTATGAAATTAATGTAACGGTTCCTTTGACTGAACTTTCAGCCAATAGAACAGGAGAGGAAGTAACAGACTTGGCTACTATTGAATTAGCTTCAAGAGCAGAAGATGGTGCAGACGAAATTGGCGATATGTTTTATGGAACAGGAGCAGGTAAAGACTTTTTAGGACTAGAAGCAATTTGTGATGACGGAACAAACGCCGCTACTATTGGTGGATTAGCAAGAGCCACTTATGACACATTGGATTCTACTGTTACAGCTTCTGGTGGAACATTAACTTTAGCAAAAATTGATACTCTATGGGATGCTGTCGCTTCTGGTTCACAGAAACCAACAGCTGGATTTATGGAAGAAGCAATCTTTAGTTATTATGGACAGCTTCTAAGACCTCAAGAAAGAATCAACAAAGAAGTTGGTATGACCAAAGGTCTAAATGGTGGCACAGGGTTCACAGGACTAGATTACAAAGGAATCTCATTTTTAGCTGACGAAAAAGCTACATCTGGAGTTCTTTATCTGGTTAATGAGAACTTTATCGAATGGAGAGCATTACCTTTAGCAGAAACTACTCCTATCAAATTCAGAGCAACTGACATTGAAGGTAACGATTATTCAGATGTAATCGGTCTAGGATTTAGCTGGAGTGGGTGGATACTTCCTTCTAATCAAGCAGCTTTACTGGGACACATTTATCTTGGTGGAGAATTGGTAACTTGGAATCCAAAACGACAAGGTAAGCTAACAGGTATCACAGGTATTTAATTCTGCTCTTTACTGGGCTTGACCCAAGAGAGTTTTTAAAAAGTAATTTAAACAAATGGGATTAGTAAGAGATTTTTTACCAGCATTAAAATACGGTAACAAAATCCTTGAGTCAGAAATTCAAGGAGGAGTGAATGTATTTAGCGATGTTTGGTATGTAGACGGAGACAATGGTAGCGATAGCGATACTGGGGTTGACCCAGAGCACGCTTTTGCAACTATCCAAGCTGGTATAGACGCAGCTTCTTCGCAAGATACTGTTTATATTAGAACACTAGCACCAGATGCAGACGCTTCAGAACCAGGGACTTATGAGGAAGATTTAAGTATTCCTTATGCCAAACACGGACTAAGTCTTATTGGAGTTGGAGCCACAAACGCATTGCAGCCATTTGGTGGTCCAAAAGTTAAAAATGCCACAGCTACTGCACTTCTTGATGTAAAAGCTTCGAATGTTTACATTAAAGGACTTCAGTTTAACTGTACAAGAAATAGTGGGACTTATGGCATTAGACTTCAAGGTATTGCTGGTTATGCAACTTTAGCAGGGAGCGTTGGAACAGTTATTGAAGATTGTTATTTTAAAAATGCTTCTGCTACTTATGGTGGTATTTATGTTTATGGTGGATATGAAGTAAGAATAAGCCGTTGCACATTCCACTTAGGAACAAATGCTTTAGGAGTAATATTCCATAGTGCTACTGTTCCTAATAACGGACATCTTATTGAATATAGCAATTTCAAGAGCAACAACGGAGCAGTAGTTACGTTGCATTTGAATTTAGCTAGCTCAAAAGATATTATGGTTGACCATTGTAACTTTGACCAAGCTACAACATTTATCACTTGTGTAGATGGTGCAGAAGGATTGATTTCTAACTGTTGTTTTAATGATGGTTCAACAACTACGGTAGCTAATTCTTCAGGCAAGATTGAAATCCCTGCAGCTAATGATGAGTTATCATTAACTGGTTGTTATGGTGGAGGGGGAGCTTTAATAGCTTGTTCTGGGGGTTAGGTTCAAGGATTAGTTCGCTATGTCCTTGAGGTATAGACCCTATGGGAACTATATCTCTAAATAATTTATAAGTAATTTTACAAGTATGAAGGTAACATCAAATGCACAGGCTTTTGACGGAGGTATGAGGGAAAATTCCGAAACTCAACAAACTGACCTTGGTGCAAAATATGTTGACTCAAACGGAGCAGTATATCGTTACGTAAAAGTTGGTGGAACTGCAACAGTAGCTGGAAAACTTTATGATGGTCCAGCAGAAATTGCTAATCACCAAAACATAACAGTAGCTTCGGCTGCTGTCGCTAATGCAACAAGTGTAACAGTTACTCTTGGAGCAACAGCTGCCACTGCAAATTATTACGCTGGTGGTAAAATGGTTGTTAATGATGAAGACGGACAAGGGTTTAGTTACACAATTAAATCTCATCCTGCCGCATCTCTTTCTACAACTTTGGTTTTGACCTTAGATGCAGATGAGCCAATAATTACGGCTTTAACAACAAGTTCACAAGTAACATTAGTTCCTAACCAATATAATGGAGTGATTATCCACGCTGCCTCTGAAACGGGTATTCCTATCGGAGTAGCAACAAAGGTTATCACAACACTATATTACGGTTGGATTCAGACAAGAGGAATTGCATCTTGCTTAATAGATTCTTCTCCTGCCGATGTTGGACAAGAAGTAGACGCTTCTACGACGACGGATGGTTCAGGAACATTAGGAACAGTTGCAACTGCAAGTATTGGATATGCGTTAGAAAGCGGAGTATCAACAGAGTATAACTCAATATTCTTGATGATGGACTAGAGTTTATGGCTTGGAGGGAGCCTTTAATCCCTCCGTTGCGGGGTGCTAATTAACGGATTCACCCACCGATAAATTACAACAATGGAAAAGAAATCAATAATGTTCTACAACTGGAGTGACACAGATTTTAATTGGAAATATGATGGAGAGATGTATAAGTTTAAAACAAAGGAATCAATGTATCTACCAGATTATTTGGCAAAACATTTTGCAAAACATTTAGTAGATAGAGAACTAACAAACCAAGGTAAACAGGTAATTGATGGAGCAAGAGCAGGAATGATTAAGAAATGTTATACGGAAGAAACAATCTCTAGGAATGAAGAACAGCAAAAAATTGATTTAGCTAACAAACCGAAGAAAGTTAAGAAAGAACCTAAAAAGAAAGCTAATAATGGTAGAAAGCAATTGAAGAAATGAAACTCTTAAAAATAATCAAAGACGATTTTAAAGAAGAACTGAAAGGGCAGATTAACCAAACCGAACATAAACTAATTGAAAGTGAAAAAAAGCTTCAAGCATTTAAAGAGGAAGCAAGTATTATTAGAACAGAGATAAAGAGCGATATTGCAAAAGAAGTTGATAGCTTAAAGAAGAAAAAGGGAAAGCTATTAGATAAGGTATTAAGGTTAGAAGAAAGGAAATTTGAGGCTATGAAACCTATCGCTGGTTTCAAAGAATCACTTAAGAAGAAAGAGAAAGAATTAAAGCTAAAAGAAAAAGATATAGATAGGGTAGTTAAGAGTAATGATAAGTTTGAAGAAGAACTCTGTGATAGAGAGAATAAGATAACAAGAGATGAGGAGATAGTTTACTCAGAGAAGAACCACCTATCTAGCAGGAAGAGTGATTTAATAGAAGCTAGAAGAATGTTTAAGAAACATAGAGAGAAACTTCTAGTAGATAAAGAGAAATGGAATAAAGAGAAGATAAAAGAAGAAGTAGATATTAAAAAAAGGTTAGATAAGGCTAAGAGTAAAGAGTGGTTAGTTAAGCAAGAGAAGAAAGTTAACAAGGATAATAAAGAAGCAATCGAACAAGATAGACTTAAATTATATAGTCAGCAAGAAACACTCAAATTAGCATTTAAAGAGTATAAACAATTAAACAAATAGTATGGAAAGTGCACTTCGCAGAGATGCAAACAAAGTTCCACTACAAGATGTAAACGGATTAACAACTATTAAAGCTATTACATTTGCTACTACTGCTGGGGCTCAAACTCTATTCACAGTAACTGGTGATGTAATTTTAAGAGTATTTGGAATTTGTAAAACAGATGTAGCTTCTGCTGGTGGTTGTAATGTTGTAGTTGGTGTCTCTGGAGATACTGACGCATTTCTTACGTCAACAGATGCAACACTTTTAGCAGCCAATGAAATATGGCACGATAATTCTCCAGATGCTTCAATAGAACTAGATTCAGTTTCTGTTACACATATCGTTTCTAACGGACAAGATGTTATATTAACTCCATCAGCAACTTTAAATAGTGGAGCAGTAACGTTTTATTGCCAATGGAGACCTTTATCGGATAATGGAGAGATTACCGCAGCTTAAATAAAACAATGGCTAAAATAGATGAGAATAAAGGATATGCACCAATAATTACAGATACTAATGGAGATACTGCACATTTACTCGTTGACCCAGTAACTGAAAGACTATTAATAGAGCTTTCAATCACCACTTCTACAACTCCTTCTGCAAATGCTAGAGTAAAGATAGATGAAAACAAGGAACACGTTTCACAAGCAGTTGATAGTAACGATAAGTTGAAACCTCTATTAATAGATAATAGGAGTGGATATTTATTCGTAGACCTTATAATTTAATATAATAAAATGGCTAACGAAAACGCTAAAATAGATTCAAATAGAGAAAGAACCTTATTAGGTGTTACAGATGATGCAAATGCAGAGATAAAACGACTTCTTGTTGACGCAACAACTGGTCGTTTAAAAGTTTCTGCTGTTGTAGCTTCTGGTGCTATAACAAGCATTAATACCTTAAGTGTAGCTGCTCAAACACTTGCAGTAGGAACTACAGGAACTGATTTTGCAATTTCCTCTGCAACGGCAACTCATACTTTCAATTTACCAACTGCTTCAACTACAAATAGAGGAGCTTTAAGTAGTGCAAATTGGGATACCTTTAATGGCAAACAAGATGCACTTACATTCTCGACTGGTCTTACAAACACAACTAATACTATTACAACTAATGATTCTCAAATAGACCACGACTCTTTAGATAATTTTGATTCTAATGAACATATAGACCATACAGCGGTTACATTAACCGCTGGAGATGGATTGACTGGAGGAGGAACTATTGCCGCTGATAGAACGTTTACAGTAAACGTAGACGATAGCACGATTGAAATTGATACTGATACTGTAAGAGTTAA